ATGCCCCATTCCGCCGGCCGCGAGCGCCGCCGCTTCGGCTGCCCCCAGCCTGCCCCCGCCCTGGTGATCGCGGCCGCGGTCGCTCTCGGCTTCGCCTGTGCCGACGTGCACGCGCTCTCGCCCGCCAGCGCCTCGGCCGTCCGGATCGACGAGCCGGCGCCGAAGGCGACGGCGCCGCCGAACGTCTGCGCGCGGGAGATCGTTCTGCATCCCGACCTGCAGGGCGAGCCCGGGTTCTGGATGACCAGCCGGCGTCTGTTCGACTCGGAGGGCGGCTGCCCGACGTACCCGAAGTGGAGCATCACCGGCGGGAGCGATCGCGCCTGGCGCGTCTACCGGCGGCCGCACGACATTGGCAACGGCCACCCGGACCCGGACCGCATCGGGAACTACGCCGGCATCTTCGAGCCCGGCGCGTACGTCGTCTCGATCGAGAGCGCCCCGGGCAGCGTCACGACGATCGAGGTCACCGTGCCCGAGGTGACGGCCCCCTAGGATCCGAGCGCGCGAGGCGGGCGTCCCCCGCCTCGCGCTCCTCGTCCGCCTCGAGGCGGCGCCGCCGCGCGGCAGCGAGCGCGCCTGGCAGCCCCGCGCGAGCTGCGCGCCTCGGGTCATCAGGCGCGGCCGCGGCCACCTCGACGCGCCGGCGGAGCGGATAGCATCGGTCGCCATTCCAGTGGACCACGACCGTCTCGTGCGAATGGCCGAGCGGATGGCGCTCCGCCGGCCAGGCCGCGTGGATCTCGACGTCGCGCTCGCCGCAGAGCTCGCAGGGCAGCTTCCACTCGATCACGGCCCGAGCATGCCGAAGGGCCTGCCCCTACAGGCCCGGACGCGCTACGCTCGCGGCATGGCCGATCAGAACGAGAACGAGCTCGTCACCTTCACGGGCCTGGCAAACCGGTGGCCCGCGCCAGAACCGCCGGCGCCGCCCGCTTGGTCGATCACCGGCGCCGGCGACGTCGGCGTCTACTGCCCCCTGTGCAAGACGAACCGACCGCCGCTCGTGGGCCAGGATGACCTGCTGTGCGGCGTGTGCCTGCACGTCCTGGTGGCCTTCGGTCCGCTGTCGGGGACGTAGCTCAGATCACTCGACGATGTTCGTGTGGGCGATCGCCTGGACCTCGCGGGTCAGGTAGTTCTTCTTCAGCCAGACGATCCGGGCCTGGACGGCGACCAGGGCCCCGCTCAGCTCGCTGGCGCCCTGCAGGCCGCGCCGGCGGTAGAGCGTGACGAGGTCCCCGGGGTTGGACTTCAGCAGCTTGCCGATCACCGTGAAGCCGAAGTGCCGGATGGACGAGCGCGCGATCGCGCCGATCGCGACCGCGGCCGCGGTCGCGTCGGACTCCTGCACAAGGAAGGTGTCGAACGGGTCTCGCTTCTGGCGAACGCCATCGCGCAGGATGGTCGTGTCGTTCTGCAGCGTCTTCGTGTGGACGCGTCCGGTGCTCGGGTCCTGGCCCCAGTTCAGCCGGATGATGCCGCTCGGCTCTCCCCCGTTGAGGCTGTTGCTCCAGTCCAGGTAGTCGTAGTCGTACAGCGAGACGATCGCGCCGCCGGCGAAGCCGCTGGCCCGCGTACCGAACTGCCAGACGCCCTCGCACGTGATGCGGATGTCGGCCAGGCCCTGCGGGTTGATGCCGCCCACGATGTAGCCCGAGCCGCTGTACTCCGTGCGGTCGACTAGCTCCTGCACCGTGAGCGCGCCGCCCTTGCTGTCGGCCACGCTCGCGATCACGCCCAGATAAGCGGCGATCTGCTGCGGCGACAGCGTCCGCGCGAGGTCGAAGCTGACCGTGTCGACCTTCGACGGCCGGTTCAGCACCTTGCCCACCACGTACCGGATGAAGTCGGCGGGGAGCTGGACCGGCGCGCTCGGCGTGCCGGTGTAGGTGCCGGCGCCGTCGTCCAGGTACCCGGTCGCGTCGCAGCGGATGAAGTTCTGGTCATCCGGGTCGGTGAAGACGGCCACGTCGCTGGTGTAGCTCGTCGATCCGACGTAGTCGTCAGAGCTGGTGAAGCCCAGCATGTTGAGGGCCGAGCGCTGCTTGTTGGCGCCCGTGTCCGCCTTCAGCGTGAGGTTGCCGGCGCCGCCCCAGGCGATCGTGAACTTGTGCGTCGTCTGCGAGTAAGTGACCGTCAGGGCCAGGCCGATGCCGGCGGCCTCCATGCGCGTCTCGACGTGCGCGGCGAGGGTGGCCGACGTGTACGGGTTGTGCGTGAGCTGCGCCTCGTAGGTGGTGACGTTCCCGATGAAGTCGATCCGGTCGTTGGCCCCCTTGTTGTCCGGCCCCTCGCCGCCCGTGATGACGAAGACGCCCGGGTTCCGGGTGATCTGGAAGGTCCCCTGCGCGAGGTCCTTCGTGTAGTCGGACGTGTCCACGAGGGTCACGCGCTTCGACGCGTCGTTCGCCTCCGCGGCCTCCTCGTCGACGAAGGCGTAGACGGTGAGCGCGGCGATCGCGTTGCCCACCGCGTACGTGGGGTCGTTGACCTCGTAGAGTCCCAGGAGCGTCGTTCCGTCCGCGTCGACGCGGCTCGGGCGGATGTGCGTGTGGACGCCCCACATCATCACGCGCGGCCGCGCCTGGTCACGTTCCTCGACGTCGGCCCACACGCTGCCGTAGTCGGTCGACGGCAGCAGCGCCTCCATGAGGTCGCTGTCGGCCTCGAACGAGATCACCGCCTGCTCGTCCGTCATCTGGAGCCAGTCGTCGCCGGCGATCACGCCCGACTGGCCGATGAACATGTCGTCCCAGACGATGTCCTGGCCGTCGTCCATGAACGCGCCCCCGTAGCGGACACGGACCTCGCGCGAGAGGAAGGTCCACGGGTTCGGAGAGAAGAGGCGCTCGAGCACGGCGGTGTCGCCGTTCATCAGGGACACCGATCCGGAGGCGACCGTGGCGCTGCCGTTGTAGACGTCGGCCGAGCCCTGCTCGGACTCCGGCACGCCGCCGGCGGCGACGCGCGGGTGGAAGAGGCTCCAGCCGTGGATCGGCCGCAGGCGAGCCCGTGCGACGCGCAGGCTGCAGGCGGAGGCGGACCCGTTCACCAGGCGCAGCGCGACCCGGGGCGCCGCCTCGTGGCTGATGTAGTCGAACAGGAAGGCCCGGGTCCGGCCATGGGTGGGCGTCAGCTCTAGCCCGTCGGTGAGCGTGGGCTCGCCGCTCCTGCCATCCGCCGACAGCGTGGTGGTGGTGCCGACGCGGACGTACGCGTGAGCCGAGCTCGCCTGGTCGACGGGCGTGCTGTAGTAGCCGAAGTAGCGGTAGCGGCCGGCGACCCTGGTGTCGGGCACCTGGTACATCGTGGCCTGGCCGCCCGCGGCCCCCGTGGCGCTCAGCAGCGCCTCGAAGCCGCCCGACAGCAGCGTGGCTGCGGCGCGGGCTATCGTCCAGCCAGCGCCGGTGGTGCTCTTCGTCCAGTCGGGCAGGCCCGACGTCGCCATGTCGCCGTCGACGAAGTAGTCGTTGCCCGTGTAGGGCTGGATCAGGTGATCGCTCTGTGCCCCGGCCGTACCGTTTCGGAAGGTCGTAATGACGAGCACATCGGCGCCGGAGGGATCGGCGTCGCCGACGAGGTGCACGCGCAGCACGCCCTCCTCCATGTCGTACTGGAAGGTGCCCTCGGTGGCCTCGACCTGGTCGGCGGCCTCGACGCGGTAGAGGTCCTCTGTCAGCGTCCGGACGGCCCTGACGTCCAGGACCTCGCCGTCGAAGTCCTGGATCCAGTCGTACTCGTAGCCGGCTGTGACGCCCCGCTCGCGTACCCAGGTGTCGTTGATGATCGCGCCCCCGTCGAACTCGACGAAGGCGTCGCTCCGGCAGGTGCTCTGGTCCTGCAGCTGGCCGAAGATGCGGATGTCCGAGCGGAAGCCGTACTGCCCGTGCCCGACCGACACCTACAGCGCCTCGAAGAAGGTGAACCGCCAGTCCCAATAGTCGATCGGAACGAAGGATCGCGCCGGCGGCTCCTTGAAGTACCCGTAGTACGTCTGCGAGTAGTCGGCGATGTCGAAGTCGAAGAACCACTGCCGTCGCGCAGCGATCCGCCGGAAGAAGCTGAGCAAATCGGAGTGAGCGGCGGTTGCCGCCTGATTCCACCCGACATCGAAGACCTCGCGACGCCGGCGCAGGCTCGCGTACAGCGTCCCGTCCGGGCCCTCCTGTCCGGTCGAGAAGTCTTCGGGGTGTATAGCCAAGCTGTCCGCGATGCAGATCGAAAAGTCGAGGAAGGTGCCGAGGAGGAACCGGCCCAGCCGCTGATAGCCGTCCGGGTTCTGCACGTCGTCGATGACCAGGCGGTAGAACTCCAGCGTCTGCTGGCCGACCGCGAAGTACCGCCGGCAGGGCACGTTCGGATCCTCTAGCGCGTTGACCTGCGCGAGGTCGGTGAACTCCTCGTCCAGGGGCAAGCCCACGAGCGGCCAGGCGTTCGTCGTGTTGCCCTGGATGTACACGTGGGACCGAACGGTCGAGCTGCCGACGACCGTCGCGTTGTGGTCCGCGATGATCGCGACCATCGCGGTGCCGGCGGACCCGTCAGCCTTCGAGACGATGAGGTACTTCCGCGACTGGTACGAGACGCGCCCGGACGTGTAGGTCGAGGCACCGGTGAAGTCGATGCCCGCGTCGAAGCCCATGTCCGGGAGAGCAGAGACGTTGGCGTTGACGCCCGTCTGGCCGAGCAGGTTGAAGCCGAGCGGCGCACCGCCCGCGTCGCGGATCCGGAAGTGGTTCGCGCTGCCGCTCGGGCTGTAGTCGACCGCCCAGACTGGCGCCGCGTCCGCCGCCTCGAGGCGCGCGGTGACCATGATCGCGTACGCGCCCGGCGTCGTGTAGACGCCGTGCGTCAGCGTCGCGACCTTCACGCCCCCGCGGTTGAAATCGATCTTGTCGTTGTTCGCGTCGACGATGTAGGAGCCCCACTTGAGCGGCTTCTGACGGAGCTGGTCCTGCAGGAACTCGACCGGGAACGTGACGTCGGCGCCCGTCGTCGTCAGGAGCGTCGACGACTGCATGATGAGATCGTCGTCGGGAGGGAAGAGCCGCTGCGCCACTAGTTCCTCCGAATGCCGGAAGGGTTCACGCGTCCGATGCGACGGCGGGAGACGGTGGCCACCGCCCGGCCCAGCTGCCGCTGGCCCAGCGCGAAGTTCGCGACGACCGTGTCCACCCCGCCGGCGGCGGCGCCGCCGCCGCCGTGAGAGCTCATGGCCATGGCGATGCCGGCGCCGAGCTCGGCGTACGTCCGCGCGTTCAGGGGCAGGTAGGCTTCAGGGCCGTCCTCGCCGGCGATCACGCGCCGCGGCCAGGACAGAATGCCGCCCGCCGCCAGGGGCAGCTCGGCGTCGTAGCCGGGCGGGTGGCCACCACCGCCGGGCCCGCCGGGGACGGACGGGGCGCCGCCCACGTCGAAATTGATGGGGATATGGAAGCCCCGCGCGAGGACCTCCATCAGCTTGTTGACTGCGTCCGACATCTTGTCGATCGCGCCTTCCATGGTCTGGCCGAACTGGATGCCCGCAGCCTCGAGGGACTCGTAGGCCACGCCGTTCTCGTCGACGAGCTGGCCGTTCTTCAGCATCGCGTCGAGCACCGGCTTCAGAGCGGCCGGGATCTTCAGGCCGGCCGCCTGATACTGCGCGACCAGGTCGAGGACCTTGTCGCCCATCTTCGACGCCACCATCGACGCGTCGCCGCTGACCAGAGCGAGGCCGGCGAAGGCCTTCGCGTACTGCTCTGCCCGCTTGTCCAGCTCCAGGCCCGCGTAGTCCTTCCCCATCTCGGCGGCCGTGATGCCGAACTCGTCCATCTGTTCCTTGAGGAACTCCTGGGCGTCGGCCCAATCCGCCAGCTTCGCCTTGATGGTGTCGATCTGGTGAGCGAGCGCGGCCGCGCTCTTCTGGCGGAACATCCCATCGAGAGAGACGCCCGCAGCCTTCGCCTTCGCCTCGAGCGCAGCCATTCCGCCGGCGCCCTGGACGAACTCGCCGCGGAGCTTTTTCATCGCCTCCTCGGCGGCCTTCGCCTTGCCAGCCCACCCGAGGAGCGCCCCGCCGATCGCACCGATGCCGGCGCCGATCGGGCCGCCGACCGCGAATCCGGTCATGGCGCCCGACAGCGCGCCCGCCCCAGCCGACCCCGTCTTGTAGATGTCGGCGACCTGCGTAGCGAGCTGCTGGAGGGTAATGCCCCCGTTCTTGGCCGCCGTCGCCAGCATGTCCGCGGTGCGCGACGCGATCCCCGCGATCTTCCCCAGCGTCGAGTCGCTGGAGATACCCAGGAGCTCCATGACGCCGACCACCTGGTGGAGGCCGTCCGACAGTCCATCGAAGCCCTCGCTCCGCAGGCGGTCGGTAGCAGCCAGCATGGCCTCGGCCATTTCCTGGTACGACTTCCGGCGGTCCGCGGCCGCCTCGCGCGCGGCCACCATCTCCTCCGCCAGAGCCTTGACGCGCGCGTCCGTGCGGGCCTTTGCCTCCGTCGTCACCCACTTCGTGAGGTCGGACTCTTCCCTGGTGAGCGTCTTGAAGAACGCGTCCCAGGCGAGCGAGGTGTGCTCGCGGACCTTGTTCTCCGCCTCGATCGCCTCGATGACCTTCTTGTGCGCGGCCACGGCCTTGGCGACGTCCTCGTCGCTCGGGCCGATCCCACCGCCCTTACCTCCGAGGACGCCCTTGCCCTTCTCCCCGAAGCCGATCTCTCCCTTCATCTTCGCGATGGAGTCGCGCATGCCCTCCATGTACAGGTCGCCGGCGATCCGGCCGGCGGCGTTCGCACCAGCGGTCAGCACGCCCTTGCCGCCGAACAGGTCGGAAAGGAAGCCGCCGCCGGTCTTCGCGACGGAGGCGGTGGCGCGGATCCCGTTCGTGAAGTTGTCGAAGAACTTCGAGATGGCCGGTGCCGCCTTGGCGAGCTCGGTGGCCAGAGAGGCGACCGACGTCGCGAGGTCGTGGATCCCCTTGCGCAGCTCCGGAGAGCTGGCGATGGCCGCACCGAACTGCCTCTGGACGCGGTCCCAGGCTTCCTTGAGGAGGTCCGTCTGGTCCTTCAGGTCGGCCGACGCATCGAGTGCGTCCCTGCTGAGGGCGCCGCCGAGATCGGAGGCGCCGGACGCGGCCGCCTTCATCGTCCCCACCAGGTCGCCCCAGGACTTCCCGAGGATCTTCGAGCCGACGGCGGCGCGGTCGACAGGGTCCTCGATGGCCAGGATCGCGCGCGAGACCTCCGCGAACTGCTCCTCGGGCGAGAGCTTCCGCAGGTCGGCGATGTTCAGGCCCATCTGGCGGAAGCCGTCCGAGCCCTTCGCCAGCGCCAGCTGCATCTTGTTGACGGCGCCGGCGACCGCCTCGAGCGAGGAGTTGCCGAGCTTCGCCGCGACGTCGAGGCCCTGGAGCGCCTCCCCGGAGAGGCTGCTCTTGTCCGCCAGGCCCGCGAGCCTGTCTGCGTAGTCGGCCGCGGCCATCGCCGCGTCCGCGCTGACCTTGGCCGCGAACCCGATCACGGCCACGACCGCGCCGATGCCGACCGCGGCCGCCGTTCCGGCGGGCCCGAGCGCGGTCAGGAACGAACCGGTGTTGCCCAGGCTGCCCGACAGGTTCCCGGAGACGTCGCCCAACTGGCGCATCCCCTCGTTCGCCAGCTTGCTGACGAAGTCGTTTGCCTTCTTGGACTCGTCGCCCGTGCCCTTCAGGCGCGTCTCGAGCTTGTTGAAGGCGGCGTCGATGTCGGCTTTCGCCTTGATCAGTAGCTCGAGTTCCGTGCCCATGTTGGGTCCTCAGCGCCTACGGCGTGTGTACGGCGGCGGCGGCGCGGGCGCCTCTGGCTTCGGCGGCTTCTTCGGCGGGCGGCCGACGAACGCGAACTCCTCCCGCATGATCCCGACCAGCGTCACCAGGCGCGCCGGCTGGCGGAGGATCCCGCCGCGGTGTGGCCACTCGGGGGGCCCGGACGGCCGCCCCGACATGCCGTCCCACGGCGAGCTGCCGAGCCACCAGTCCAGCAGCTCGACGACCTCGGTGCCGGCGAACTGGGCGCTGGGGCATCGGGTGGCCGTGATCCGCGGCTTGCCGTCCTTCCCTACTCCGCCGGCGAAGACGACTCGCCCGGACTCGTCGGTGCCGTCGCAGTTGAGGACGAGGTGGAGGTCGCCGACAGCTCGGTGGTGGGCGCAGGAACGTCGGTAAATGTCGGGCCCGCCGCCGAGGAAGACGTGGACGGCGAGCCGGGCAAGTTTCCCAGGGGGTCGTCCTCGATCAGCGAGCCGATCTCGAGCAGGACGGCCTCCTTAAAGGTCCGCGTCGCGCGGTCGTACAGCTCGCGCGCGCTACGGATCGAACGGGTGTCGTCGTCCTCGTTCTCGATCACGCCCCCGGGCAGCCGCAGGTAGTAGCCCTGCTCACCGCGCTTCGTCGGAATGGTGGCCGTGAAGACCTCCAGGAAGAAGGCCTCGAGCTGCTCCAGGCCGTCGCGAATGCGCTGCCCGTAGCTCTCGTCGCTCTCCCCTTCGCGACGCACGAAGCACTCGCTCGAGCGCTCCTGCAGGTCGCGGGCCTTGCCGCGGAAGGCGGGCGCCTCCATCTTGTCCAGCGCCCGCAGGTCGAGCTCGATGACTCCGCCCATGAAGGGCAGCTTCGTTCGCACGTAGTCCGAAAAGATCTGCGCCATCTCGCTCCTTCTAGAAGACCGCGAGCGTGAGCTCGCTGTCCTCGGCGGCACCCTGGTAGCACTCGCCCTTGAGGCTGATCGCCGCGATGCTCTCGACGTCGGATTCGTCGGGCGCGGGCACCCAGTTGGGGACGCGCCACGCGACCATGTTTCCGATCGCGGTGCCGAGCTGCATCGTGACGTCGTGGTTGGCGAGCGCCCGCGCGTTGTCGAACAGGGCCTCCACCGTGGCGCCCACGTTCAACATCTCGAGCTCCATCTCGACCTTCCACTTCCCGTTGTTGCCGGTGCGGACGAGTCCGGTCGGGTAGAGGTTGGCGCCGCTCGAGGGACCGCAGGACTGGTTTTGGACGAGCACCAGGCCGTTGTCCGACTTCAGGCCCGCCTTCGTCACGCAGACCTTCGTGCCGTCGATCCACGCGTACATCGGCACCGAGCCGAGGCCGCGCGTTGCGGCCAGCGTCGGCGTGGGGATCGCTGTCGCCAGCGTTTCCACCCGGGCGCCCGGACCGGCCAGCTTGATGAGGGGCTCCGGGGTGTCGCCGCCCATGTCGTAGTCGATCGCCAGCGCCGCCATCGCGCAGCCGGCGCACAGGTGCTTGAAGTCCCCGTCGAGGTAGCCGTAGAGGATCATCGACAGGATGGCGGCCTTCGAGAGCTTGTAGATGGCGCAGCCGTAAATCGCGGACCCGTTGATCGGCGCCGACGTCAGCGCCGGCGTGACCGTGAAGGTGTCGCCGGAGACGGTGATCTGACGCGCCTCGATCCCCGCGGTGGTGACGAAGCCCAGGAAGTCGCCCGTGGCCGCGCCAAGCGCGGCCGTCGCCCCCGCCGAGCCCACGACGGAGGTCGTCGTGCTGCCGGTCGTGCACGTGGAGTGCGCCAGGTGGAGGCGCTGCACACCGAAGTGCGCGCGCAGGTGCTCGCCCAGGTCCGGAGGGGTGGGCGTGCCCGTGACGCCCGAGCTGGCCAGGGCGGCCATGATCTCGAACGTGGCCGAGATCCGCCCGGGTGCCGGCAGGACCCTGCTCGCGGAGCGGTCCGCGTCCTGGTCGCGGTTCAGCCGCGTGATGACGGGCTTGAACGAGAGGTTCTTGGTGCGCAGGCGAACGGCGTCGCCGGCCGCGGGCGTGGCGGTGATGTCGCCGTATGTGACTTCGACCTCCCCGAAGTGCGAGTACTGGTTCGTCGGGGTGGGGGCGGTGAGCGTCATGGCCTACTCCTTCTTCTCGCCCCGGCGTCGGGGCGTCGGGCGCGCGGCCGCGCGCGTGGTGCTGGCCTCCGCCGCGGCGGCGGACTCGTCGCCGGCGGCATCCCCCTCGCCCTCGGCTCCGGCCGGCGACTCCGGTTCCGGGAAGATCGTCTGCTCGAGCGAGAGGCGCGTGTCCTCGAGCACGATGTCCTTGCCGCCGCGGTGCTTCTTCGCGTGGAGGATCCCCTCGGCGACGCTGGGCGGGACCATGCAGGGCTGCGTGTTCGTCGCGTTGCCGTAGGGCGGGATCTGCAGCTCCATCCCCAGGACCGTCGTGTACAGCGGCACCATCTCCGCCGTGTCCATCACCTTCGGCATGTCGTCGCTCATCGACTCCCTCCACTCACGGTCCGCCGGCGTCTCGCCACAGCAGCCGCCCATCAGCTCTTCGCCAGGCGACGCCGCCAGTCCTCGATCCACTCCTGCACGCCGGGCCCGCGCTCCTCGACGGCGGGCGCCTGGCGGTCCACGAGCTCGCCGACGATCACCACCAGGTCGGTGACGATCCCCTCGAGCTTCTCGACGCGCGCCTGCAGCTCCTCGATCGACTTCGCCTTCCTCATCGGCCCGGCCTGTTCGTCGCGTAGCGGACGATGAAGCGGAGCCCGCCGATGGCGTAGCCCGGTAGATCCGCCGCCGGCGTCCGGTCGACGAAGATGGAGTCCTCGACCAGACCGAGCGCGGTCTTGCCGAACTGCTGGTCCGCGAAGATCGCCTCGGCTGCGTCCGCGATCAGCTCGTTGGCGACCTGCCACCGCTCGGGTGGCTCCGTCGCCGGGTTGTCGCTGCCCTGGATGAGGCGCCGGAGCACCACGACGAAGATCTCCGCGCGGCCCTCGACCGAGCAGTTGTCCGGCCTCCCGACGCGGAACGTCTCGTCGCCCGGGTGGACGATGTATTGCGTGTCGTGCGTCTCGTCCGGCATCCAGTTGACGGGGAACCAGAGGACGCGCTGCACGGCGTTCGGCGTGTAAACGCGCTGGGGTCCGCCGGCCTCCAGCCGCGCGACGATCGCCAGCACCACGGTCTCGTGCTGGTTCGCCATCAGAGGCCCTTCCCGCTGCCGAACATGACCTTCGCCTTCAGCTTGTCGAGGTCCTGGCGGACGGCCTCCACGATCTCAGCGCCGACGCCGGCGAGCACGCGCTTCGCGATCCCGTGCGGCCGCACGGTCATGCCGCGGTGTTTCGCGACCTTGCCCTGGCCGAACGCGTTCTTGATCGCGTGCGGCTTGACCTGGCCGCCCTCCTCGATGAGTGCGGGGAAGCCCTTGAGGCTGATGCCCGTCACCAGCTGGGCGCCTGCGACCTTCGCCTTGATGAGCTTCACTATCTTGGCCAGGTCGATCGCGTTACCCTTCTTGCCCCAGATGCTGCGGCCGATGCCCGACTCGCGGCGGATCCCCTGGCGCACCTTCGTAACGCGGCGGCGCAGCGGGCGGCGCACGGCGTTCAGGACCGTGCCGGGCACGCGGCGGCGGAACTGCTTGAAGGAGTCCATCGTCTCCTGCAGGCCGCGGACCTCGATCGAGAAGTCGATCACGCCGCGACCTCCCAGGTCCGGTGGAACTCGCGCCGCTTGTAGGGGTCGAGCATCTCGTCCAGCGACGGCGTGATGTAGCCCGTGAAGCGCTGATAGTTGCCGGTCGCGTCCGTGGCGGCCGACACGCCGAACTGCTTCCGATCGGCCTCGCGGAAGATCGAGGCCGCGACCACGAAGCACACGTGCTTCAGGTCGTCGGGCACCGCCGGCGCGGCGCTCGGCTGCCCGTCCTGCCCCTTGTAGCCGGCGAGCATCACGTTGCGGACGACGCGGGAGCCCTGCCGCCAGCAGCGCGGGCCGCCGGCGCCCAGGCGGCGGAGACGGTCGGGCGCCACGATCTCGTAGTCCGTGCCGGCCACCAGCACGTTCGTGCCGTCGTACACGCGCGGGAAGACGTCGGACTCGTGCAGCGTCGTGACGCTGACGATCGGCCACTGGCTCACGAACAGCTCGGTGAAGCGGTCGCAGGACGAGAGGGTGTGGTACTCCGTCAGCGAGCCGCGGGACACGAGCAGCCGGAAGACACGGGCCTCGATCGCCAGCGTCGCGGACGCCAGCGCGCTCTGAATGTTCGCGGCCTGCGAGGTCCCGCCGGCGCCGTAGCGCTCGCGGAACTCGGCCTCGGACATGAGCGCGTAGTTCGGCAGGGCCATCGGTCGGGCCTACTTCTTCCGCGTGGCCTTCTTGGCCGGCCGCCGCGGCCACGGCGGCGTGCTCGCGCGCTCGACCAGGCCGGGCGCGGTGACGCCGGCGCCGGGCGTCGGCGGCGGAGCGTCGGCGGGCTGCCCGCCCGCGGTCTCGGGCTCCTTCGGCGCCGCCGCCGCCGCGCTCTCGGGGGCGGTCGTCGGCTCGCCGGCGGGCGGCGCCGTGGCGGTCTCGGTGGCGGCCGCGCCGCGCGCGGGCCGCGGCGCCGCCGGCGGCTTCGCCGGCTTCGGCTCGACTCGAGCGACCAGGCCGTTCGCGATCCGGATCTCGGCGTGCGCGTCGATCATGTCCATCTCGTCGCCCGTCACGTGGGCGCTGTTCTCCAGGGTGAACGGCTGAAGCGCTCGAACTCGCATGGGCGTGTGCCCTCCTCGATAAAGGGGACCGAAGGCGGCGGGCCCATGCCCACCGCCTCCGGCTGGCCACCACCTAGGCCGTGCGCAGGTACTTGACCGCGGTGGTGTCGGTGAGGTTGCCGTCCGAGCGCTGCCAGGCGAGGAAGACCACCTGGCCGTTCAGCACGCGGAGCTCGTCCGCGCGGATGAACGTGACGCCGCCGGCGTCGCGGATGTTGTAGTAGGAGAACGCACCGGCCAGGACCAGCTTCTCGCCCGTGGCGAAGGAGCTGCTCATGTCGTTGTTGATCTCCACGGGGATGCCGAACGCCTTGTCCGGCTGGCCGACCTGCAGGCTGACCTCCCAGAGGTAGCGGTTCTGGGAGTCCTTCAGCTTGCGGAGGAACGCCGCGGTCAGGTCGTGCATCATCAGCCGGAACGACGGCTGCGCGCGGTAGGCCTTGTCCACGGAGTGTGTCAGGTCGATCACCTCGTCCCAGGTGATCAGGTTCGTCGCCGCGGCCGTCTTGCCCAGCGACGCGCGCGGCACGACTCCGAACGGGAGCGTGGTGCCGCCGCCGACCGTGTAGTCGGCGTTCTGCTTGCGCGCGATGCGCTCGCCGAGCTTCTGCCCGAGGTACACGGGCAGGTTGAGGAACGAGTCCTGCAGCAGCTCCCACGGCACGATGAGCGCCTTCGAGCTGTACTTGAAGGACCCGAGCGTGACCTGGCCGAACGTCGGGTCGGCCGTGGTCGTGATCGCGCCGCCGTCCGCCACGATCTCACCCGTGTTCGACGTGTCGTCGCCGGTGGGGATCGGCAGGGGCGCGCCGGTGGCGGTCGGCCACACCGTCGACAGCGAACGCACGCTGCCGTACCACTTCTGCACGTCGACGAAGGCGCGCATCATCTCGTCCGGGATGGTGTTCTGCCCCTGCGTCGCCGTGACGCTGGACAGCGCGCGCACCTCGAGCGTCTTCTGCCGGTGACGGAAGCCGAGGCGCTGGGCTGCGGCGACCATCTCGTCGGGCGCGTCGTCGCCCATCGCCCACGCCCGGAACGCCAGCTGCTGGTCGGCCGCGCGGGCGTCCTCGACGGGGACGATCGCGGAGTCGACCCGGCGGCCGCGGCTCTCGCCGAGCGCGCGCTCCTCGGCCTCGACGCGCGCGTGGTTGTCGAGCGTCTTCCGGATCTCGACGCTGCGCGCGTCGCGCTTGTCGAACTCGACCTGCTCCTCGGAGTTGAGGGCCGAGCGACCCTCCTTCTCCGCCTTGTCGAGCAGGGCCTTGTTGTCCTCGTGGAGCTTGACTCGCTCCTCGATCAGGGCCTTCGTGTCCATGTCGTGCGCCTCCCAGCGCGAAGCCAGGAGCGCCCGAAACTAGAAGGGGCGCGAGCCCTGGCAAAGAAGACTGCTTCTTCGCTCAGTGCCCACGCCCGTTAGTCGTGCGGGGAGCACGCTAGGACGATCGGTGGGTGCGGTTAGCCGGCCCGACCCGATCGAACTGCAACGTCTACGGGCGGAAGTGTGGGGCAACCCGAAGAAATCGTCAAGCGCGCGCCGGCGCCCAGCGCGAGGGCTTCACGGCCCGGATGATGAATTGGAGACAGTCCTCGTCCTCGATCAGCGTGCCCGGGCCCTGGCCGCGCGCGAGCTCGAAGTCGGCGCGATAGCAGAAGCGGAAGTCGGACATGGCCGTCTTGCCGACCTGCTGCCGGTACTGGTCCTGGTCGAGGAAGACGAGAGAGCCGCTCGTCAGCACGCGCGTGTGGCTCGGGTCGCCCCAGGCCCACATGCTGCGGTAGCTGGGACAGGTGGCCGCGAGCAGGCCGCCCGGCTTCAGGATGCGCCACAGCTCGGAGAACTGCGCGAAGAAGAACCGCCAGTCGCCCTGTCGCCCGGTGTGCTCGAGGACCTCGTAGGCGTGGATCTCGTCGAAGGTATCGTCGCCGGCGAAGTCGTACGGTAGCCGCTCGAGGTCGTGGACGATGTCCGGCGCGTGGTCGGCGTTCTGGTCGAGCGTCACCAGGTGCGACCACTCCCGGCGCCCGCTCAGCGGCATACGGCGGGAGTGGTCCGAGCCGGCGCCGAGGAGCAGCTCCACGTCAGAACTCCCACAGGCGCATGCGCAGCTCGTTCAGCGCGAGAGACCGTCCGGTCGGCGCCGCCGGCGGCGGCACTTCCGGCGGCAGCTCCTTGGCCATGGCGAGAGCGCGCGCGGACACGCGCGTCTTCGAGTAGGCCGCGTACGCGACCGGGCTGACGTCGAGGAGGTCAAGGTCGGCCACGCGCCGCACCATGTCCCGCCCCTCCTGCGTCCAGTCGTCGCCGCCCAGCGGCACCTGGAACGCGAAGGACATCTGGTCGACGTCGCCGCGCTTGATGAGCGTGAGTCCGTCGCGGCCAGCCTGGGTGTCCGGCAGGTCGGCCTCGATCTTCAGGCCGCGCGCGTCGACGGCCAGGCGCAGCGTCCCGTTCTTCGTGCGGGCGAGCACCAGGTCGCTGTTGTGGTTCCAGAGGGCGCGGACGTCGTGCGCCTCCTTCAGCGCACGGTCGAAGGCGCCGGGGAGGATGATCTCCCGGAAGCCCAGGTCCTCGCTCTTGCTGTTGAAGACGGCGGCGTAGCCCCGGATCGTCGACCCTTCGCCCTCGGCGGCGCGCAGCTCGACGCCGCAGCTGCGGATCTCGATCTCAGGCAGCGTGAACTCCGGCATGACTCCCCTCCTTCATGGCGGCCACGGTGTCGGCGATCTCGATCGGCCGCAGCGTGAGCCAGCGTTCCACGACACCTTCCACCTCGCGCTCGAGGTTCGACGCCTTCAGGCCGAGCAGCTGCTCGCGCGAGCGCTTCGCGTAGTCCTCGGCCAGCGCGGCCGCCACGCCGCCGGCGTCGGCCCGGACGGACGCGAACGCCAGCTGGAGCTCGACGCCGCAACGGATCAGGTCGCGCAGCACCAGGACCTCGCGCGCGTAGAAGCGCTCGGCCCATGCGCCGAAGGCCTCCGGCCCGTCCTTCGCGGCGCGGCGCGCCTGGGTCGCCTCGCGGCGCGCGAAGCGCGCGGCCGCGTCCACCAGCACCGCGCGGACCGCCGCGCGCATCCGCTGCGCTTCCGGGCCGTCGCCCGGCGGTGGGCCCTTCGGTCCGGACTCGACCGGGGTCACGGTGACCGGGAGCACCCCCAGGTGCTTGATCTTCGGAAGGCCCATCGCCGCGGCCGCCTCGTCGGGATCGAAGCCGGCGCGGATGAGCTGGCCGACGCTCTCGATCCGCTGCGCGATCGGCGCCTCGCGCTGCTTCGGCGCCGGCAGGTTCTCCTTCCGCGCGATCTGCTCGGGCGTCAGCACCCCGAGCTCCGCCAGGACCTTGTAGCCCTCGAGGCGGGACTTCTGGTCGGTGCGCAGGATCGCGTCCACCACGTGCTCGACGTAGTACACGATGCGTTCCGCCGCCTTGAAGAGCTTGCGGTCGCACTCCTGCTCGATCCGCACCAGCCATGGGCGGAGCGTGTCCGTGAGGAAGTCGATCTGGCTGGCCTCGAGGTTGCCGCCCGGGCGCTCGCCCACCTTGCTCTTCAGCTTCGAGGGCGTCGTGTTGAGCCAGCGCGCGACCTCCTCGATCTGGAACTGCCGCGTCTCGAGGAACTGCGCATCGTCGGGGGGGATCCCGATGACGCGGACCCGCATGCCCTCCTCGGCGACGGTGACGCCCAGCTGGCGCTCGCCGGCGTTCTCGCGGGCGAAGCCGACCTTCAGGCGGTCCTGGGCCTCCGGCGACAGCTGCTTCGGGTGCTCGAGCACGGTCTGAGGGCGGGCGCCGTTGCCGAAGAACTTCGCGCCGAAGCGCTCGGCCGCGAGCGACAGGCCAAGGGACTGCCGCGCCATGAAGACCACGGAGTAGCCGCGGATCCCGTCGAAGCCCAGGCCGGGGATGTGCAGCATGTCGTCCGCGTCGAGGACGGTCTGCTTGCCGTCCGCAGCGCGGGTGCAGCGGTACCGAAGTACGTCGCCGTCGAGGAACGGGGTTACTCGGTCGGGCGTGATGAGCCAGAGCGCCAGCGGCCGGCCGGCCTTGTCACGCTCGATCTCGGCGTAGCCGTTGCCCCAGGTCAGGGCGTGCGCCATCAGCGTCTCCCAGAACGTGACCGCGGTCGTCATGGTATTGGGCTGCTCGAGCACGCGGGCTGCGTGGTGGACACGGTCCCGCTCGCGGCCGTCGTCGGCCACGCGGCGCTGCACGTGGCGCGGCAGCGTCGCGATCTGCGACGAGATCAGATTGACGCCGCACCAGAAGGCCGAGTTGGTCATCGCCGTCTTCTCGTTGACGGCGATGCCCGCGGCCACCGGCTCGCCGTCGCCCAGGATCGAACGCCAGGCCTGGGGCAGGTCGGCGAACGTCAGCGCCCGGAAGGCCAGCTTCACGCGGCTCCAGAGGTTCATCCCACTTCCTCCACCAGCTCGTCGTCCACAACCACGCCGACTCCCGGATCGCCCGTCGGCACCTTGAGGTCGTAGTCGTGCGACATGGCCAACGCCTTGTGGTGCCTGAGCCCGTGGACACGCGCGCACCAGATGCGGTGCCCGGCCTTCTTCGCGCGCATGCAGAACGCCAGGTCCTCGCCCTGACTGCGGTAGACGAAGTGGCGCATATCCGTGACGACGTTGCTGGCGGGCAGATACAGGTGGTGCATCCACGACTGTCCGTCCAGGTCGGCGATGTCGAGCAGCACGCTGCGGTGGACGAGGAGCACAGCTGTCGCCACCGCGTCGCACTCGATCACGCCCTCGAACTTGGGCTGCGGCGCGAAGATCCCCGGGACCTCCGTGCGGTTAAACGCGCACGTGGGCAGGACGTCGCTGAGCGGGACGCTCGCGGCCAGCACCTTGCGCTCGGTGCCGGCGAGCTCGACCATCGTCTCGAGCAGGGTGGGCGGAAACGCGATATCTGTGTCCACCTGCAGGAGCCACTCGGCCTCGGTGCTCAAGAACCGCTGGATCAGGAGCGTCCGGTTGTCGGCGACGTACAGGCCCTGGCTGTGCGTGATCCTCGCCAGCAGCCGGTCGTCGCCCTTGGCGATCTCGTACCCGAGCAGGCTGAGGACGGAGGCGTGGAAGGCCAGAGTCACGGAGCCGCCCACCGGATAGCCGACCATGACCTTCGGCGGCGCGGCCGCGCGCAGGCCGGGCGGCAGGAGAAGGGTCGGCACTCGGATCTTCACATGGTCACCATGCCTCGCGACTCGTAGATCGACGGCCCGTCGTCGGGCGTGGCGTTCAACGTCAGCGCGTCCGTGCGCGCCTGCCACGACAGGATCCCGGCGACCGCGGCGTCGATCTTGTTCGGCGAGTCCTTTCGCTCCTTGACGATCACCCACAGGAAGTTGCGGTCGGAGTCGCGCGCGTGCATCTGGAGCTTGTGCGCGTTGCCGACGTGGCTCTCCATGTCCGCGTTGCCGTCGTGCTTCAGGTGGCCCTGAGCCATGGCGGTCGCGTAGGCGGCGCAGGCGGCCGCCATCTTGGTCCACTGGTTCGTCCGCCACCGGATCACGACCTCGTCGCCGTGCTCCTTCGCCCAGGTGGCGACGTTCGTCTCCCAGTAGGGCGGGTCCGCGTACATGCGCCAGACCTTCCAGCGCGCGAACGCCGCGGCGACGGCCTCCTCGACCAGCTCCTCCGGGGCCTCCCACACCTTCGCGGTACGCGGCCGCTCCCACAGGCCGAGCACGGCCTGGAAGCCGGTCGAGATCTCGGTGCCGATCAGCGCGACGGAGTCGTTCGTGCGCGCGCCGTCGAAGCCGAGCGTGATGAGGACACCGTCCGGGATCTCGTAGTCCGGGTCCGCGCAGTTCTGCCAGGCCACGACGGAGAAGGCGCGGTCGGCCGCCTGCTTCGGCTGGTTCAGCCAGACGCGGCCCAGGAAGGAGCGGTCGGCCTTCGGGTCGTCCCACTGCTTCGTGATGCGGTCGATGTCCGACCATCCGGCGTCGGGCCCGGAGGCCTCGACCACAGCCTTGCGCAGCGCGCGCGGGATCACCGCGCCCTCACGGTCGTAGATCTTCAGCGTGTCGCTGGCCTGGCGGTGGAAGAAGTAGAACGAGGGGTTCGCGATCTTGCCTTCCTTGATCGCGCGCGCGTAGTCCATCGCCTCCTCGGCCACGCTGCGCTCGCCGGGCGAGAAGGCCGTCGTCACCTCGAGCGCCCACGGATCGGCCATCGGGCGCTTCGGCATGTTGGCGAGCATGGTCCGGTGGGCTTCCTTGTGCCGCGGCGAGAAGAGACGGTGCGTCTCGTCGAAGACCTGGAACGTGGTGCGCGCGCCGTCGCGCGGGCCCGGCGCGCCGGCGAGTGCGACGGCCTTCCCCGTGCCGTCCGAACGCACGACGTTCTGGAGCGCGATGTCGAAGTCGCCGGCGATCGGCGACAGCTCCAGGATCGCCTTCAGGGCGCCGTACACCAGCTCCTCGCTCTGCTCCTCCGTGTTCGCCATCAGCGGGATGTACGGGTCCGTGACGGGCCCGCCGATCGGGTTGCCGCGCCGATCGAAGCCGATGCACCGCACGGGCGCGTCGTGGTGGAGCTCGGCGCCGGCGATCCACGCCGCGAACTCGGACTTCGCCACGCCCTTCCGGAGCGACAGCGCGCAACGATCGAAGCGGCGGCGGCCGGCGCGCGGGCTGCCCTTCGGGTGGACCTCGTAGAACGAGTAGAGGAACGCGCGCTTCTGGTCGTCGACGCGCGCGGGCAGGCCGCGCAGATCGCCCGGGCCGAAGACCAGGTTCTCCTCGATCCAGTCGCACACGAGCGGGCCCAGCGTCGGCCACGGCTTCGAGTCGACGGGCGGGACCTGGAGGATCACGCGCGCTTGCCTCCGGGCACGAGCGCCAGGGCGCGGCGCGGGTCCTTCGCGCGCGGCGGCTGTACCGCGGCGCGCGGCGCCGGCGGCTGCGTGCCCTTGCGCAGGCGCTCCTCCGTCGTCGCGACCTGCCACTGCAGGCGGCGACGGTCCATCGGCGACAGCCCGAAGCGCTGCTCCTGGAGGCGGATCTCGCCCGCGATCTCGCGCTCGCCCGTGCGCCAGAACTGGTCATGCAGCTCGGCCAGCAAGTAGAGCCCGTGCTTGTCGCTCTCGACGTACTCATGCGCCATCGGCGAGGCCCACACGTCGGTCCACCAGGCCTCGACCATCGCGTGCCAGGGCTGGGCGCCAGTGCCGCCGCACGACGGGCAGCCCTTCTTCTCCGACAGCCGACCCGTGCCGTTGCACGAAGGGCAACCGCGCGAGGGCAGCGGCGGCGGCGGCCCGGACGGGCCTTGCGGCTCGAGCGTGGTGGCGCCGGCGACCTTGTTCCGGCGGCGCCGCATCGACGGCGGCTTGGGCGGCGGCCCGATGCCGGCCACTACCTACCGCCAGACCCGTACGGATCCACCAGACCCGTACACGAAAAAATCCGGCACGGCCCGCGCGGGTACGGAGAGGGGGGGGACCGGTATACCGGATCCGGAAAATTGGCTCCGCCGGCGTCGCGCGCGCGCGCGATGGCCTTCGGCCGACGCCTTGCGCTTCTGACAGTCGGCGCACAGGCGGCGCAGGTTGCGGCGGTCATGCGTCCCGCCCTCAGCGAGGGGCACAATGTGGTCGACCGTGGGATTGAAGGGGCTGCCGCACTCGGCGCACCTCGCCTCCTCGGAGAGGACACGCGCGCGCGTCTTCTCCCAGCCCGAGCCGTAGCGCTGCCTCATGCTGGGCCGCTGCCAGGGCGTCCTGCTCGCCCCAGGCAGGCGCGCGCTGGCCATGGGAGGGTGGACAGGGCAGGGCGCCACGTGCGGACAGCCAGCGTGGCGGCAGATGCTGCGGGCGCGCACGGTGGACCTACCGACCTCGCCGCAGTCGCACGTATCCACGAGGCAGGGGCTTCTCCTTCATGTGCAGGAAGCCAGCGCGCACAGCCCCGATGAGGGCGGCCGCGCCGACCACGCGCCAGTGAACGGTGCCCGTCGCGAGGGCCTCCGCTCCTGCGGTTCCGGCACCGACGAGGACGGCGCTGACGAGGCCCTGCAGCCACAGGCGCGGGCTGGCCAGACGGCTCACTGGTCTCCTCCTGTGCGGGACGACGCCGGCGGCGCCGGCGTCAGCTTGGCGGTGAGGGCGCGCAGCCGCTCCTCGTCCACCTCGCGCTTGTGGACGATGGCGTCGAGCTGCACGTGGGCCAGGGCCAGCCCCTGGACGGTGTCCTGCAGCGCGCGCTGCCCGTCCGTGAGCGAGGCGGTGGTGCCCGTCAGGACGCCCACCTTGTGCGCGAGGTTGCCGGTCGAAACCTTGATCTCGCGCAGGTCCTTCCGCTGGAGGATCTGCTCGGCCGCCATCGCGTTCAGCAGCGTGGTCTGCTCGTCCGTCTTGGCCACAACGACCTTGTTGCCCTGCTTCGCGCCTTCCTTGACCGCCTTGAAGATCCCGTAGAGGCCACCGCCCACGGCCACGCCGCCCAGGGCGAGCTGCCAGGCGAACGGGAGTGCCGCGAACTGCTCGGGCGTCACCTGAAGAGCTCCGCGATCGCGAACGCGTCGACGGCCGCCTGCAGGCGCCAGATATCGCGCTGCAGCGGGGCCGACGCTGGCGAGCCCACCGAGAGGACCGTCTCCCCGCCCAGCACCAGCACGTCGTGGGTCAGCTTGAGCGGGACCTCGCCGGCGACGATCACCTGGCCCCAGCCGCGCGGCCCTGCCGCCTGGTGGCGACCGTAGACGACGCTGAGCCAGGGGCCGCGCGCCTTCTCGCCTCGCACGCCGCAGCCGTAGTGCCGCGGGTAGCGGTTCGCGGCCTGCAGGTCCTCGGCCTGTGGCCAGATGGTGCTGAAGCCCCACACGCAGCCGACGCCGGTGGACACGCCCTTCAGCTTGCCGACCTGGGCGAAGCCGCCCAGCTGCAGGTCGGCCGCCTTCACCGTTTCGACGTCCCGGACGTTCACCGACGCGCCGGGCAGGCCGATCAGGCGGAGGCGTGCGTGCAAACGCGCGACGGCCTTCTCCCCCAGGACGATCGGCGCGCGAACGCCGATGGTCGCCGTGGGGCGAAGGCCGGGCGCGGTGTCGCCGCTGAAGACCGTCTCCGATCCGGTCAGCAGCTGCGTCTGTACGCCGGCGTCCTCGTCCGCCGCGGCCGCGAGCGGCAGCAGCAGGAGGACGAGGAGCGCCGACAGCCAGGTGGAGTACTTCACCCCAGCGACTCGAGCGCGAGCGTGCCCGCGCCTCCGTTCACCGTGCCGGTGATCGTGCAGGTACCAGCGCCCGCCAGGAACTCGAGCGACGGCGTGAAGTCGAAGGCGCCACCGCTCCGCATGGTGCAGTTGCCCGTGGCCTTCGCCTCCAGGGACCAGTGACAGAGCACGGGCTGGTTGCCCGCGTCCTTCGGCGTGAAGTCGAGGTTCGGCTTGTCGCCCACCCGGTAGCCGCTGACCGTGTCCTCCGGGATCGGCGCGCCGTTCGCCCGGGTGCCCCCGGTGACGCGGATGCCGACGCGCGCGACGGTGGCGGACGGGACCTGGCAGAAGCCCGCGCCCGTGCCGGGCGAGGGGGACACGCCGGGCGAGGGCGACGTCGACGGAGACGGGGCGGGCGTGGGCACCACGACCGTGGGTCCGGTCTGCGTCTGGCTGAAGCAGCTCGACTCGTTGAAGCACCCGCCGAGCGCGATCGCGCCCAGCAGGACCAGGGACAGCTTGCGCATGGACATCCTCCTCACTGCTTGCGGCCGACCGTGGCCGCGCCGCGAGCGCGCGCGATCGCGATGCGCTCGGCGACCTGGTTGTCCGAGTAGCCGCGGGCCTTCAGGTAGGCCTCGGCCAGGAACGGCTCGCCGCCGGCCTCGACGATCAGGGCGCCGACGATCTGCCCCTCCGCGATCGCGCTGTCGGCCGACTGCTTCACCTCGCGATTCATGGGCGCGAGGAACGACGCGCGGGCCTTCCCCTCGACGGCCAGGGAGCAGCCCGCGCTGAGCGTGGCGATCGCGAGAGCGACCACCAGGTGGAACAGCCGGCGAACCTTCATCACTCCTCCTTCTTCGGGTCCTTGGGGTCGCAGGGATCGGGGAACGGCGAGGAGAAGCCGAAGCACATCCACACGTCGGGCTTCAGCTCGCTGCAGAACTCGCCCTCGGGGCAGCCCTGCGTACGGCAGTCGTCCTGGCCGGGCACCGTGCTCGTGGGCGGCAGCACCGTGGGCGACGGCTCCGGCGTCGGATCCTCGAGCGGCGCGGAGTCGCGCACGCCCTGCGCCTGCGGCGGCGCCTCGGCGGGACCGCAGGCCGTGAACGACAGGAGCGCGACCAGCGCGCAGGCGTAGAGCTTCAACACTTCAGACCTCCTCGCGATTGGCGCGCGCGAGAGCCGCGTTGCGCCCGACCTTGTCCACGTACGCCTGCAGGCGGAACGCGCCGCCGACCAGGTCGTCTCCCGTGGGGCCGCCGTTGTAGCGGGCGAGCGCGCGATCGACGTCGCGGCCCGGCGCCGTCTTGCCCGTGGCCACTTCGTCGCGCACGGCGGACAGCTCGCCGAGCAGGATGCGCAGGCCGAAGGCGATGTTCGTGATGGGCAGGTACAGCCAGCCGAACCGCATGGACGTGCGGGGCGGCACGCCGCAGAGGACGCGCACGTTGTAGCCCATGACCTGCATGAGCCCGTACGAGGCGTCGTCCTCGAACTCACCGTCGTCGCGGTCGGCCGTGTCGGGGTCCTGCGGCGCGTCGCGGCGGTCGCGGCGGTCCTGGTGCGGCTCGTAGCGGCGGGCCCGGGCGTTGCCCGAGGACTCGGTGAGGACGATGGCCTCGAGCAGCTCACCGGGAGCGAACGTCTTTCCCGCGCGCGGCCAGCTGGGCAGGCCGGCCTGCAGCGCGGCGGCGTCGATCAGGCGACGGAGGTTGGTGTCGATGGGATACGTGGCAGAGGGCGGCACTCTGGAACTCCGTTCCGAGTGCCGGGGGGCCGTGGGAGACGGATGGCCCGGCGTTTCCCTCTGCGGGTGGCCCTGCCTGTGCTCAGGCGTCCCAGGGCCTTACGAACGATCGGATTGTGCGCCTGGCCCTGGCCCGTCGTCAATGATCGGTGGCGGCTCGACCCACTTCGCGACCGTCTTGAAGCGTCTCCGCTGCGCATGGAGCGACACCTCGCCGCTATCGGTCGCGCGTAAACGCTGAAGGAACTCGGCGCCCGCGCGCTGGCCCAGCTCCTCGCGCAGCTCGTCCCAGGCGTCTGACATGTCAGTCTCCTGTGGTCCCGACGATCTCGCGACCGGCGGCGCGCGCGTGACCGTCGCACATCGGGGCTGGAACTCTGTGCATGTGGTCGCAGCCGTCGCCGCAGGACCAGCCCGCCACCAAGAACACGGCGGTCTCGTCGCAGCCGAACATGCTGCACTCGAAGGGATCGTCCTCGATGGGCGGGTAGTACTCGTCCAGCACGATCACCATTCAGTACTCCAGCACCACGTGCAGGCGCGCGCCGTTGCCGTCGTCCCATCGCTTCCGCACCACCAGGTCGGCGACCTGCTGGTCCTGCGTGAAGAGGGCGTCGAGCAGCGCCTTGCCGACGTTGTCGGGGTCGGGCTTGACCCGGTGCGGCTGGCCGGCGAGCTCCAGCCGCTTCCGCTTCCCGTAGCTGTCGGGGAACGTGAAGTAGCCCGTGGCCACAACCACCAGCGGAGCCTCGCGCCGGCGGCCGAAGAGGAACAGCGTGCCCGCAGAGCGGCGCGCGAGGTCGCACCATGCGTGATAGGCGACGACGCACGGCCGCTTGCGCCAGGCGTCCGCGCGAGTCATGCGCGGCGCGCCGATCGGATCGCCATCGATCACGAACTCCACGTCACCACTCCGAGCTGCCCAGGAACGCGCCTTCGGGCGTCGCGGCCGCGGCCCACTCCCCGCAGGTCCTCGTCTCGGGCGAGCCACCGTCGTCGTGCATCGTCAGGGGCGCATCGTCAGCCAGCTCCACGACGCGGTTGACCTTGATCTCCGGATCGTCGAGCTCGTAGCCGATCGTCTCGACCTGGTGTTTCTTGAAGGCCTCCTCGGCGGCTTGGGGGCTATCCGCGACGAACCAGTCGCTCACGTTTCCGTCGCTGTAGTCGATCCGGTACACCTTCATCAGCCCTCCTCACCCGGCTCGCGGTCGCGCGCGCCGCGGTAGATGTCCTCGATCCGCTCCTCGAAGGGGCGCACCTTGCGCGGCACCCTCAGCTTGCCCGGCGGTGGTGGCGGCGGGTCCTCGGGCGGGACTTCCAGCCCGTGCCATTCCTGCGCGAGCCGCCGCACGAACGCGAGGCCCGTCTCGCCCGGCTTCCGTTTCGGCACCTCGCCTTTGGTCTGCGTCTGCCGCCGCTCTTCACCGACCACCTCCTCGCGTCGCTGCTCGCCTGGCGTCTCCCACGGGCCCGGCAGGTCCTCGGGCCTCACCCGGCCCTCGATGCGCCAGGCGGCGCGTGCGCGGGATCGACGAGCAGCTCGAGCTCCAGGTCATCGCGGCCGATGTCGCGCAGCGCGTCCCTGACCTGGGCCCGGTAGTTCCGTTCGATCCAGCCGCGGTGCTGCGCGCTCGGTGTGGCCACGATCAGACGCTCGCCGGCGCCGCCGCGCAGGAGCGCTACGGGCGCCAGGAAGCGGAACCAGGTGCCGAAGGCGTGCTCGTTTACACGCGCCTCGACCGCGGCGATGAACCGTGTCCACAGCTCGCCCGGAGGCTGGCCCTCGCGCTGCGCCTGCGCCAGCAGCTCCCGCGCGGCCGCGTGGACCTCCGCGAGCTGCTCGTCCTCCGCGGCCGCCTGGCGGCGCTCCTCGGCGTCGCGCGCGATGCGCTGTCGGACGAGCTGCTCGCCGGCGGCGATGCCGCGTGTCCGCAGCTGGTCGCCGCACCACTTCCGCCAGCGCTTGTCGGCCAGGCCGCCGGCGCCGATCTGCTGGGCCTCGAGCCATCGCTGCCAGACCAGCTGGCTCGCGCTCGGGAGAGGGCGCCCCCGCTCGTGAGCGGGGGTAGGGGGGTGTGTATCGGACGTTCTCTCGGAAGTTCTATTCGGACTGTAGTAGGCACCTGGTGCCCCCCATCCCGGCACCTGGTGCCCCTCATCACTGCACGTGGTGCCCCTCATCGCGTCCATGGGGGGCACCTGATGCCCCTCAATGGGGGGCACGTGGTGCCCCTCAAGGACGGCCCTGCGGACGCGGTAGCGCGAGCTGCCGTCGCGGCCTCCACGCTCGCGCCCTGCCCGTCCGTCGCGCCAGCCGCCCGGGGGTGGCTCCTCACGGTCGAACAGCGCGCGCGGGCCGCTCGTGAGGGCACGCACGGCGTTCCTGACGGCCCTCTCGGAGAAGCCCGTGTGGTCGACCAGGCGCGCGATCGACGGCCAGGCGTACCCGAGCTCGAGGTTGATGTGGTCGGCGATCGTCCACGCGACGAAGCGCTCGACCGGCGAGTAGACAGACCCCTTCCGTGAGACGACGTCCTTCACGACGCGGTCCGGCGCCCTGCCGGGGGTGGAGGTCATCTCGGGTCTGCTGGTCTCTCCGTGAAGACGAGCGGCTTAGGTGAACGCCAGTGCCAGAGGCCAGCGCGGCCGCGGGTGCCGATCGGCTCGCGCAGCCGGCGGATGCGCTCGTAGCGGTAGGCGTAGCGGCCGACCTTGTAGTCGCTGAGGCGCCGCTCGAGCGTGCACATGGCGACGCCGGCGACGACGCCTTCCTGCTCGATCGACTGGACGTCGACCAGGTCGGCGACACCGAGCACGACGCCGCGCGGCAGAGCCCAGGGCTTCAGGCCTGCGGCCGACAGCAGGCCTGCGAACTCGCGCTCGAGCGCCTTGTGCTGGGCCCACTCTGGAAACTCGAGCTTCGCGAAGATCGCGAGCTCGCCGCGGTAGAGGGTCGGCTGGTGCTGGACGTCGTACACGCGCGCGCCGATCACCAGCAGCGACGCCCAGGGCTGGCAGAGCGTGATCGCGCGCAGGTACGGGCGCGCGGCGGACTCGAGGGGATCCCTCACTTCCGCCTCTTGCGCTCGAGGGCCAGGGCCGCTTCCTGCGTCATCCGGCTAGCGGCCACAGGCACGAAGGGCTGCGCAGGCCCGGCGTCCGCCGGCGACGGCGGATAGCCGAGGCGCTTCCAGCAGGCCGAGCAGAGCTGGCCCTTCGTGGTCTCCATCAGCAGAGCTGCGTCGGCGCGCAGGCCCGGGCACCCGGGCGCGTCGCACAGCAGGGCGGCCGGCTCCATGGTCAGTGCCGCGGCGCCGGGGGCAGCTTCTTCTTGTCGGCCGCGTCGCGGGCCTCGGTCTCCTCCTCGGTCGGCAGGAACTTCGTGCTCCGCCGCTCCCCCGTCGCCTTCAGGAAGTCGACCTCGACCTTGGCCGACGCGACGACGACGCCGGCGACCTCAGCGATCGTCCGCGCGCGGTCGAGCTCCATCGGCTTGTCCTCGTCGCGGAGCGCCTCGAGCGTCGCGAACAGGTGGTCACGCAGGTCTTCGATCTTGTTCTTGGCCATGTGCCTTGGTTCTCCTATTGAGCTGCCGCTTCAGGGCTCCCAGCAGCTGGACGACCTGGGCGACGGGCTTCGGCAGGTTGTGGACGGTGTTGCGCGCCATCAGCTCGCGGCGCGTGATGAGCTCGAGGTTGTCGAGACGGACGTCGCGGCGGTCGCCGTTCTTGAAGCGCACCGCGTGGCCCTTCGGAAGCGGCCCATGCGCCGCCTTCCACTCGATCAGGTGGACCGCGCGCCAGCGCGCCTGCAGCGGCAGGTCGTCGTTGACCTTCCGCTCGAGGTAGCCGTCCTTGCTCACGCGCTCGGTCCCGATCGGCTTCCAGAGGCGAGCGGCCACACCGCGGCGCTCGCCCTTCTTGAACTGCGTCTCCTTCATGCGGCCGCGGAACCAGCCAGGACGGCGCAGGCCCTTGTTGTGGGGCACGTGGCCCTTCGGGAACTGGTAGGCGACGCCCGGGTGTTCGCCTCCGGTGCGGCGCAGGCGGCACGCGGCGGGGCTCGCCAGGTACGCTCTCGTCTTCTTCAGCCCGAGCTTCGCCGCGCGCTGATAGACGTGCCCGATGCCGCGGCCCAGCTCGCGCGCCAGCACGGCCGTCGACTCGTGCGGGTAGCGCGCGACGAGCAGCTCGAGCTCGTGAGGCTGCCAGAAGCGCCGGCGGCCGCTCTTCGGCTTCGCGTCGCGCCGGCGCTTGTCGGCCGCGGCAAGCTGCACGCGGTGCGTGCGCCGGTACGTGGCCTGGTAGGCCAGTCGCTTCGGACGGTGAGCGGCGTTGTTCGCGCGGACACCCGCGCGGAGGCACGGCCTGCAGCGACTGCCCGGGTTCCCGTGGCGGTTCGGGGCGAAGTCGCGGATACGGAGCGAGCGGCGGCACGGCCCGAGGCAGACCCACCGCTTCTCTGGTGCCGCGCGCCCCACGGCTACCGGCCTCCCCATGTGCGGAAGAGCAGCTCCCGGCTCTTCGGGCGAGCACGCTTGTCGGCCAGGCCGACCGTGTAGCGGACCTCAAGCAGCTCATGCGCGAACCCGTCGAAGACACGGCGCAGCTCCGGATGGTCGTTGACCGTCAGGAGTGCCTTCCCGCGCAGCTTGCGGAGAGTGCCGGCCAGGTCCACGAAGTTGGCCAGCGTCCACGCCGGCCCGTCGTATCCGGCGGTCTGGTAGTAGGGAGGGTCCAGGAAGAACAGCGTCTCGGCGCGGTCGTACCGCGCCAGGCAGGCTCGCCAGTCCAGGCTCTCGATCACCACCCGCTCGAGGCGCGCGTGGATCTCGGACACGTCCTCCTCGACGCGCGAGAGGTTGAAGCGCGGCGGGCCTGACGTCACCACGCCGAAGGTGCGCCCGGTCGGCTTCCCACCGAAGCACAGCTTCTGCAGGTAGAGGAATCGCGCGGCCCTCTGGATGTCTGTCAGGACGACGGGCGGCGTCGCGTTCGCCCAGTCGAATTGCTTCCGGCTGACGACCAAGAAGCGGAACTGGTGACAGAACTCCACCAGGTGGTGCTTGACCACCCGGAAGAAGTTGACCAAGTCGCCGTCGACGTCGTTCAGGACCTCGAGCTGTGCCGGCTCCGAACGCGCGAAGAGCAGCGCCGCGCTGCCTGCGAACGCTTCGACGTAGCAACGGTGCTTTGGAAACCGGGCGAGGATGGGCGCGGCCAGACGCCGCTTGCTGCCCATCCAGGGAAAGGCGCTCCGCATGGGACCCCCGTTTGTTGCTCTGGTGGAGGGCCGGTAGAGTCGCCTCGCTGCGATCGCGGCAAGGGAGTCTTCGGCCCAAGGTGCACAGGGATCCACCTGTGTGCGGCGGGTGCTGGGCGCGTGCTTCAACACGCGCCCAGCGCTCCCTTCTACGAACGCGTGGATCACGCGGCCTTCTTGCCCTTGGCCGCCTTCCCCTTCGCCTTCCGCGCGAGCGGGCCCGCCGGCTTCTTCTTCGGGGGCTTGCTCTTCTTCGCGTTCAGGACTCGATCGACTGCCCGGGCACCGGCCGACTTCGCCGGCGGCCTGGCGTCCTTCCGCGCGGTCGCGGCCGCCAGCTCGTCGCGGCGGATCTTCTCGGGGTCGATCTTCAGGCGGCGCGCGATCGCGAGCAGCCGGCTCGATCTGGGCGCGATCTCGTAGGTCGAGACGTACACCTCGCGCACCACGGCCGCCGTCAGCAGGAAAGACACGAGCGCCGTGGCGTCGGCGGTCTTGAGCCCCTTCTTCAGGTCGGCGATGTCCTTCCATCCGTTGATGCTGGCGAGCCGCTTCTGGTTTTCGTTCCAGACCTCCTGCACGAAGCCCTCGGCCACGGCGCGGAGCAGCTCGACGTCGACGAGCGTCGCCGGCGCCCGGTCGTGGATGTCGCGCGCGATGAGCGAGCGGATACGCGTCTCGCGCGCGGCCTTCTCCGTCCGACGCTTCTCCTCCACGCTGTGGGACGAGGCGCCGACCGGGCGCGCCTGGTTGCTGGCCTTCGCGAAGTCGTGGCCCGCCGCCTTCAGAGCGGCCGTCACTGCCTTCCGGTCGACCAGCTCGACGACGGCCCCGTCCTTGACGAGCACCTTTACGAACGCGGGCTCCACGTCCTTCAACAGCTTCCTGTACGTCCGGCCCTTCGGGTCCTCATGGCAAGCGTCGTCCAGTCGCACGAGGCCCGCAGACGGATTGACGTAGTCGTCGCCGTACGGCATCACCTTCTTCGCGGCGGCGTCCGACAGGACCTCGACCCCCTTCGCACGGGCCTCCGCGAGCCGCTTCTCGGCGTGGGTCTTCACCTTCAACTTGAAGCACGCGGGGTCAGTGCAGATCTCCGCGCTCTTGATCTCGCCGAAGAGGTCGGGGTTGTTGCCCGTGCGCTTCGGGCAGGAGCCGCACGAGCCGGCGGCGGGTACCAGCTGCGCGTCGGACACCGGGAACGGCGCCTCGTCGAGGCGCAACATGAACTCGTCCTGCAGGTAGTCCGAGGCCTGCCGGAAGCCCATCTCGTTCTCGACGATGACGTCGAGCGCCTTTGCCTGGAGATCCGAGGGGACACGCGCCACCAGGAGGGCGATGGACGAGCTGACCTTTCCCTCGAAGAACGCCGTGCGCGAGGCCTTCGTCAGCGCGCACAGCTTCATCCGCTTGTAGATGTAGCTCTTGTCCTTTCCCACCTTCGCCGCGATCGTCGGCACGTCGTACCCGCGCGCCTTGAGGGCCTCGTAGCCCTGGGCCTCGTCGAGCTCGTGGACGTCCTCGCGCTGCAGGTTCTCGATCACCTGCACCTCGAGCGCGGCGTCGTCCGACAGATCGAGGACGCGGGCGGGCACCTGGTCGAGCCCTGCCATCCTGGCGGCACGGAAGCGGCGGGCGCCGGCGACCAGCTCGAAGTCGCACAGCGACTCCGAGACGCTCGTGGAGCCGGGGTTGGGTCGCAAGAGCAGCGGCACCAGCACGCCGCGTTCTTTGATGTTCGCGGCGAGCTGCTCGAGCGCGGCCTTGTCGAAGTGGCGGCGCGGGTTGGTCTTCGACTCGACGATCTGGTCGAGCGGGATCTTTCGGAACTCGTCCATCTCTCCTCCGTTCATGGGGCGGGGGCCTACTCCCCCGTGCCCAGCAGGCCGACGACGCGGCCGGTCTCGTACGCGCGGGCGATGGCGGGAACGACGTGATCGCCGGCGGTGCGGCCGTCCGGGAGAACGATGTTCACGAGGAACTCTTCCTCGAAGATCGCCATGCCCGTGGCCACAACCTCGAACTTCGACTTGATGCAGAGCAGCAGGCAGCGCCACAGGCGCCGGATCTCCTGCTCGCGGATCGCGTGCGCGGTCGCGTCGGTCCGCCAGTAGCGGCTCTTGCCGAAGAGCTCGCGGTACTGGGCCCCGCGCTCGCGATCGCCGGGCGTGTACAGCGCCGCGTCGAGCTGGGGCATCGCCAGCTCGAACCGGATGCGCCGCCCGCGGGTCATGAACTCAATGCGCGCGAGCTTCGGCGTCTCGGCGTACGCGAAGCCCTCGGCACCGTGGCGGCCGATCAGCTGGCGGATCTCGAACTGCGTCTTCTCGGCCGGGACGGACGTGCCCTCGGCGTAGCGGATCGGCTTCTTCATGACGTCGGCCTCCAGGTCAGGCGCACGTCCACGGGGTGCGGACGCTTCACCGCGTTGCAGACGACGCGAGCGACGAACAGGAAGTGCCGCTGCAGGGCGCCGAGCTGGTCCTCCTCGGCCGCGTGCTGCTGGCAGAGCTCGAGGGCCGTGTCCAGCTCCGACGGGGCGGCCGGCGCCGCCCAGGCGAAGACGCCGTGCAAGGTCGCCGGCGCCGCGCAGTCCGTCCGCATGCACTTCACGCGGCGACCTTGCATCCGCCGCCCTTGCGGACGCACCGGCAGCAGAAGTCGCCGCAGTGCCAGTCCACGGTCGACACGCGCTCGGCCATGTGCCCGCAGACCGTGCAAGGGGCGACCGGCCGCCAGTAGACGCGGCCGCGGGCCTGGAGACCTGCCACGATCGCCTCCGCGAGCTTGCGGTTCGAGCCGAGCGCATCCACGGTCAGCTGTGCGGTCAGCTCCTGGGTGATCTCGGACACCAGCTCGTCACGTTCAGTCATCGCGTCTCCCCCGCTCCATGTGCGACGTCTCCTTTTCGAAGCGCTGCTGCGTGCGCTCCCGCGCCGCCGGCGTCGCGCCGCGGGCGCTGCGCCTGGCGTACAGGCAGGTGGCGAAGTGGGCCGTGTAGCGGTAGCGCGTCGCCGGCCCTGCCATCGCCTCCTTCGTCAGCACGCGCACCGGCCCGTCCTCTCGGTCGGGCTCGGTGAACTCCACGTTCCCGGAGGGGTCCGGGGCCGGGTTGATCGGCATGTGCTTCAGCTCGCCGCCGGCCTGGACGCTGCGAAGCGTCACGGCCCAACGGATCGCCGCGTTGCAGTGCAGGCACTTCTGCAGTTCCATCGCGACCTCGCCTCAGACGAGCGGCGCGGCGTCGTTGTCGCGGCGCGCCGCCGGGGGGACGGAAGCAGCGCGCCGCGTACCAGGTGCGTCTCCAGCTCGCCCGACACGAGCAGCCGCGCCGCTCGTCTGAAGCGGCCGGCGAGGGTGGATCGGCCCCCCGCCGGCCTGGTCGATCGACTACTCGTCGTCGTCGTCCTCCTCGTCGTCGCTGTCGTCGTCGTCGTCTTCGAGCTCGCCGTCGTCGAGGTCGTCGTCGTCGTCGTCCGGCATGCGGTCCTCCATGAAGCGGAGCGGCCCATCCGCCCCGAGCTGGTCACGCCCGCGCCTTCGCGCGAGGGCGCACGAACGGCCGGCGCTCGGGCGCCACGTACCCGCCGCCGTAGAAGCCCATGTCGTCCAGGTCCTCGCCGGCGTGGCCACAGTCCGCGCAGCGGAAGCCGCCGCCGAACTGGCGGCGCGGCTCGTGGCGGCCGCGCACCAGGCAGCGCACGAAGGCGATGACCCTCACCGGCGGCGGCCCTGCAGGTGGAGCGCGAGCGCGACGAGGTTCAGCGTGATCGACGCCGCGAAGGCGGCTGCCAGGAGGAGCGGAACGCGGAGGCTGGCGAGCAGCAGCGCGAGGCCTGCGAACACCATCAGCGCGACGACCGCGCGGTCGCCTCTGAAGCGGACGCGCGCGAGGCGCATCCGCCAGCCGAACCGCAGGTCGTCCAGCCGCCGGCGCCAGCGACGGCGCCGCATCTCACGGCGGACGAGCCGATCGTTCTCGCGCACGCGGGCGCGCGCGTCGAACTGCAGGACCGTCACGGCTGCCCCTCAGTCAGCCGCCGAACGCGCACGGTGGTCGGGCCGCCCTTCGCGGAGCGTGCAGCGCTGGCGATCGCTCGCTTGATCAGGTCGCCCAGGCCGAAGACGTCGGTGGACACGGTCACCTCCCAACCGGCGATCCGCCAGCGACGGCTCAGCGCGGCCTGGTGGTCAACCGGGATGTAGTCGGCGGGGTTCATCCGAGGATTCCCAACCGCCGGGCTTCGACCTCGGCTTGCTGCAGGAGATCGAGGCGCGCCTCCCAGCTGACGATGTCCAGGAAGTCGGGCCCGCCCGTGCCGTCCTGGCGCGCGAGCCAGGCGTGCTCGAGGTAGAGCGTCCCCTCGTGGTCGAAGGCCGCGGCGACGAGCACAAGCGTGTCGTCCGCCAGGCGCGCGCTGAAGGCGAACGGGTTCTCCTTGCCGCTCATGCGCGCGGCCCGAAGGTGACGCCGACACGCTCCAGCGCCTCGATGATGTGGCCGGCCGAATCGACCGTGGAGACCAGCGCCTCGCCTTCCAGGGGCGGAAGGTTCTGCGCGGCCGGCAGCCTCCCGCCGAAAAGGGCGGTGCCCACCACCACGCGGTAGAGCGTCTCGGCGAGGACCGCTTGCTGCTCGTCGCGAGTCGTCATGATCCCGCCGAGCGGCGCCACGGCCAGGGCGATGCCGTGCATGTCGATCACCTCGCGGCCGTCGTCCTGGTGAAAGGCGTGCTGGTACCCCGAGCTCGCGAGGAGCGCCCGGATCTCCTGATAGGCCGCCGGCGAGACGTTGAGAACGGCGTACGAGTGCGTCATCGCGGCACCGGCGCCGGCGCGAGCCGCGGCGGGCGGCCCTCGAACTCGCGCAGCTGCTCCTCCGCGCGACGCTGCACGAGGATCGGCAGGTCGTCTTCGTGTAGCAGTCGAAGCACATGAAGAGCTCGACCATCGCGGCACGTAGGACGTCGCCGGCGACGATCACCTTCTCCACGGTGGGGTCGAGCTGGCGGAGCACGACGCACGTGCGCACCAGGTGGAAGCTCAGGCCGAGCGCGCCGCCGCAGACGTCGCAGGGGCGGAGGTCGGTGACCTTCACCGAAGGACCTGCGTTCGGAGGTCCTCGACGTCCAGGCGGAGCGCCCGGACAGCCCCGCCGCCGAAGCGCTGCAGGACGAAGTGGCCCTCGTCGAGAACGAACAGGCGCCGTTCATCGGGCCCCAGCCCGAAGGTGTCGCCCTGCGACGCCTTCCGAAGGAGCTCGCTCGCTGCGTTGCTGGCGTCGATCGCCCGCTGGATGGCGTCCTCGGCGGCAGCGGCGGCCTGCTGCTTCTCGAAGAGCTCGAGCACGGCCTCGCGCAGGCTCACAGGCCCACGGCCTCGAGCGCGGGCGCCGGCTCGCGGCGGACCTTCAGGAGCGCGCCGGCGGCGAGCTCGTCGGCGCGGACGGCGACGTCGCACGCGATGCAGCGGGCGTATTCGATGGCCATGCCGTCCGGGACGTTGGACTCGGGCGCCTGGCAGCCCGGCCGCTGGATGCCGCAGACCGTGACCACCAGCGGCGCCGCCACGGGCAGGAGCTGCTGCCAGTCGGTGGACCAGCTGCGCTCCATCAGCCGGCGGAGGTCGGCGGGCTCGAGGCCCGTGGCCACCAGCTGCTGAACGGTCGCCGCGAAGACGGCCATCTTTCCGGCGACGCCCAGGCGTCGGACGTCGGCGAGCACGCGCACGATGTTGACGTCGCGATCGTTCTCCATACACACCTCTCCCGTTCAACGGCACCGCTGAGGTACGACCGACGTCAGGCTTGGGCTTCGGCGCGGAGGCGCGCCTTGAACTCCTCGACCTTCTCCGGCTCCCACTTCGGCCGCGACCGCGGACCACGCAGACGAAGCGGACGCGGGAAGTCGGGCCGGACCTTCCGCATCCGCTGCAGCTCGCGCACCGAGCAGTCGAGCTCGGCCGCCAGGGCGGCGTTGTCCATCAGCGGCACGCCGCCCTCGCGACTCCCCCGCGCGCGAGCTCGTCGCTCACGGCCTCGAGGTCGGCTACCGCGGCCTTCAGTCCCTGGATCTTCGCCACCAGCTCGGCAGCTTCGGCTGGCGCGAAGACGCGATCTTGAAGCGCGCGCGCTGCGGTGGCGGTGACGGTGGCGGACTGCTCGATCACCCCCGCCAGGGATTCGTGGACGTCTCCGTCCGCCCTCGTCTGGGAGGGCGCCAGCGTGTAGCCACAGTCCGCGGCCAGCACGCGCAGCGCGGCTACCACGACGGCCTGGCCGACCGGACCCTTGCGACGGATGGCCGGCAGGTCCTCGAGCGGCAGCGCCTTCTCGCCGGCGAGCTGCATCCCTCGGTAGCGGACCTGGCGGTCGCACCGAATCTGCGGGATCTCGCCGTAGGCGGCCTCGTGCATCGCGGCGATCGCCTGGGCGCCGACATCGATGCCGCCCGGCTCGTCGACGGCCAGGTCCTGACGGCGCTCGATGATCCGGCCGCGCACCAGTTCCGCATGGCCACTCATCGGCACTGATGGCTCGGGGACCGGCGGCGCAAGTTGCAGGCGTGCGCTACGAGTGCTCGTCACGCCGCCCTCTCGGGGAACAGCTGGTCGACGGTCGTGTTCAGGGCCGCCGCCAAGCGGCGGGCGACGTCGAGGCTGGGCTGGTGTTTGCCACGCTCAAGCGCCCAGAGGTACTGGACGGAAATGCCAGCATCCGCGGCGATCTTCTCGCGCCGGACGCCCTGCGCCTTGCGGATCCGGCTGAGCCGTGACTCCTCGCTAGCCATTTCAGGCAGCAAGGTACTCATGACTAGCGGATCTGTCAAGCACTTTTCATCTAGGGTGGCGGGACTCGCCAGCCCGATGAAGCAAAGCTCCTCCTCGATTTTCCTCGAGCGCCTCCAGGATGCCCTCGATCGAGCGCACCTGAACAACCGCGCTATGGCCGCCAAGATGGGTCGTCATGAGTCCACCGTCGGCAAGTGGATCAAGGGCGTAGCGCAGCCGAACCTAGACGACCTGGCCCTGATTGCCGAGGTCACAGGCGTTACTGTCGACTGGCTCCTCGGCGCGCCGGCGGCCCCTTCACCGCCCGACCTGCCGCCTTCGGTTTCCGCCGCCGCAGTACGCCGGTTACTGCGAGCCGTCGAGAGGCTTGCTGACGAGGCGCGACACCTCGCCGGCGAGCTGCCCGAGGAGGAAGAAGGCGACGCAGCTCAGCCGCCAACGCGTCGCACGCCGACGCGAAAGCGATCAGGCTCGCACGCGTAGCTGGCATCGAAGGCCCGGCGACATCACGCGAACCCACCGACCGCATCCAGAGCTCGAACGATCCGCCGGTAGGTGACCTCGGTTTCGTCCCCCACGGCTGCGAGGTCCTGCAGCGCGATCTCCACGGATGGCCACTCCCCCTGGCCGGCGTCGAGCCGTGAGGAGGAGCGGTGGAGGGAGGCCACACAGAAGCGCAGCGCTCTTGCGAGCAACCAGGCCCGAAGACGCGCGCGCTCCGCGGCACCGACCAGGACGGCGTGTACCAGGACCGCGGCCGCGGCCGCGCCACGGAGGCCGCGCGCCCTCCACAGCGCCGGCCCGATCGCCGGCAGCGGAACCAGTACGCTCACCACGCGGGCCATCCGGCGAACCGCCGTTAGACCCTCCTCGAGGCCGGGCGCGAAGCCCTCGACGACCTCGACCGCGGTCCGTAGGCGAGCGCTGTCGCGCGCGATCATGGCGCGGCTCAGCACTTCGAGGCCGATACGGTGCTCCTCGATCGCAAGCACCAGGTAGTCGAGGACCTCGGCGCCCGAGGGACTGAGCAACTGCGCCCACGTCGACGCGAGGCGGCGGGCCCGCTCCCTGTTCCGAGCGCGCGCGACGGCAAGCAGCAGCGCCAACAGGAACGCGGCGAGCGCAGCGAGCTTCATGCGGACACGCGCCACGGCCAGAGCAGGCGGATGGCTTCGGCGCTGAGGTCGCTTCTCTCCTCGGGCCGCCAGGCCGTGATCGCCCAGACGCCGAGCACGCCGGTGTACACCAGGCGTTGAAAGCCCTGGCGCCCGATACCGAGGTAGGGATCCAGGATCGATAGCTCTTCACCGAACACCTGCAGGAGCGTCCACATCGCGAGCCCGGCGACGACGTCGCGGTGCAGCGGCTCGAGCGGAACGCCGTGCTGGAGGCTGAGCGCCAGGATGGCCACGAATAGCCAGCCGGCGGCGCATTTGGCCTGCGACGCCCGCAGGCTGGCCTCGTAGTAGATGGTGTTCGTGCTCGCGTCGCCCGCGGGCGCCGGCGCCGCTAGGATCACGACCAGCGCCACGAAGAGCACCGCGACGGCGAGCTCCGTGAGTCGACGGCGGCCGACCGGCAGGCGGCCAAAGACGAGCAGGCCGATCTCGATCGCCAGCGCCAGCACCAGGACGGCGCCGATTAACTCGAAGACGAGCCACCAAGCCCAGTTGTAGAAGGTCCCAGGCCACAGCAGGAGCAGGGCCTTGAGCGAGCCGCCGATCGCGCAGTAGGCGATGAGAAGCCTCGGCGCCCCACGCATGCCGCGCACGGCCAGCGCGGCGAGCAGGACGACCATCAGCGCGATATGGAGGGTCGGCAGCAGCGTGCGCACGGGACGAGGCGAATATGCGCCGCAGCGCGTCGAAGGAAAGGGGCAGAAGCGTCGGATTCCTCCGGCGCTTCTGTCGGGGGCGCCTACGGCTTGGGCTTCGGGGGCGGCTCGTCGCCGTCGAACGGGGTCGGGAAGAACAGCCGGGCGAGAGCGGTCAGCAGGTCGAGGAACATCGCCACCTCCAAGGGAGGTGCGATCGTCCGACATATGTGCCGGATTTGTCCAGCACAACCGCCGGATAGGGTGGTGGCCGGTTGACGGTTCGTGTACATTCCCGCCATTCATTGAGCAGTGGGCGACCTCCAACGCCCCTGATGAGGCCTCCGTGGATCGAGTCCTGTCCGTTCACCTGAAGGCGGCCGCCGCTCTCGCCGAGGCGCACGTCGCCGCACTCTTCGTGCCTGGCCCGGAGCGCACCCTGGCTCTGCGCGCCGCAGTCGACCTCGACCAGGCCGGGATCGACAGCTCCGGTTTCGCGTGGTCGAGCCACGAACAGGCGCTGAGGGCGGGAACGCTCACCCGAGTTGGGCAGGGTATCGTTTGGCCGCTCCTTCTCGACGGCACCCTCGTCGCGCTGATGTATCTGGACACCGCGCACCCGACCTTCCCGGAACCGCACGAACAGTCGCACGCCCGCGTCCTCGCTGAACGCGTACGCGCGCTCGAGCGGCCGCGCGCCCTCGGGCCCTACCTCGCTGGCGTGGCATCCCCCGCGGCCGAGCTGCGCCGGCAACTGGAGGTCGTCCTGCGCCAGGTGGCGGGGAACGTGTCCGCTGCAGCGCGTGTGCTCGGTGTGAACCGCGACACGATCTATGAACGCGCCGGCCGGCTAGCGGTCGATCTGACCGCCTTCCGACCGCGAGCGCTTGGGCGGAGATGAGGATGGCCTCCCGCACAGGAGTGACGCATGCCTGAGAAGAGCGGGGGCGGCTGCCTGAAGGCCTTGCTCATCACGGCCGGTCTCGTTTGCTTCGCCGGCCTGCTGCTGGTCGGGATGTGCGCCTACATCGTGAAGACCGCGCCCACGCCGCCACCCACTACCCTTTCCGCTCAGGAACAGCGCTTCGGCAAGATCGAGTACTGCCCGGGCTCAGGGCTGAAGGGACTGGGCTTCAGCCGCATCCGGGAGGCGCCCCCATGCCCTGTGGAGATGTACCTGGCGCGCAGCCTGAAGGACCCGTCGAGCTACCAGGGCGTCGGGAAGCGGGCATGCGATGTGTCTGCAGGAGACAAGGCGTGGCTCGTTGACTGCACCTACCGGGCGAAGAACTCGTTCGGCGCCCTGGTGGTCCATACGCAGCGCTTCCACGTCCTGAACGGCGCGGTGGTCAAGGTGGAGGACGCACGATAGGACAGGCCGTCCTCGATCGAGATCGGCACTGTTGCTCGGCTCGCGCACCAGGTAGGTTCTCGGGCGTGCGACTGAAGCTACACGCCAACACCTTCCACCAGCTGCAGGCGCTGAACGGACGACGGACCGAGTACACCGATACCGTCGTCCCGGGCCTGCAGCTGCGCGTGTCCCCCACCGGGGCGCGCGCCTTCTACGTGCGCTACAGCCGGTTCGCCCGCGTGCGGCGGTACTGGCTGGGCGCGACGCCGCCCCTCGGTCTGGCGGCCGCGCGCACCGAGGCGCGCCGCATCCTCTCCGCGGTCGGCCTCGGGCGGGACCCGCTCGACGAGCGGCGCCAGGAGCGCCGGCGCGCAGCGGAGGCCGAGCGCCTCAGCTTCTCCGGCCTGGCGGACAAGTACATGGCGCAGGCGAAGCTGCGTCCGGACACGCGCCGCGACTGGGAGGGCATCATCGACCGTGTCCTCAAGCCCGCGCTCGGCACCCGCCCCGCGGCTGGCATCGTGCGCGCGGACGTTCGCGAGCTGCTCGACCCGATCATCGAGCGCGCACCCGTGCGGGCAAACCGCGTGCTGGCCGTCATCCGCCGCATCTACACCTGGGCGATGGACAAGGAGCTCGTGCAGGCCTCGCCGTGCACGGGCCTCAAGCCGCCGACCGACGAGCGCGTCCGTCGACGGAAGAGGGTGCTCTCCGACGAAGAGCTGCTCGCGCTGCTCGTCGCGCTCGAGCGTCTGCAGAAGGCCTGGCCGCTACAGGCGGACGCGACGGAGCTGCTCCTCTTCACGTGCCTGCGCGAGTCCGCGGTGCTCGGCCTGCACGACGACGACTTGGTCGACGTCACCGGCGAGGCGCCGCTCGCCGTGATCCCGCCCGAGCGCCGTGGCACGAAGGCGAAGATCGGTCGCGGCGTCTCGCACCTGGTGCCGTTATCCGCGGCCGCCGTCGTCGTCGCGCAGCGCCGCCTCGCGTCGACATCGGGCGCGCTGCTCTTCCCCGGGAAGCCGCGGCGGAAGGACGCGGCGCCGGCGCCGTGGGCGTGGACATCCGACTGGACGCAGCTGCTGCGCTACCAGCTGGCCGTTGCGCTGCTCGAGGCGCGCGGCGAGCCGCTGCCGCTCATGCCGAAGAAGCGCCCCGACGACGAGGATGTCATCGACGTTGTGGCCACGCGCAAGAAGGTGCCGCACTGGTCCCCGCACACGCTGCGCCACACGATCACGACCGTGATGATCGACCGGCTGCGCGTCGCCAAGGAAGTCACCGGGCGCATCCTCGGCCACACGCAGCGCGCGGATCCGAAGATCGCGGAGGCAACCGACATCTACGACCACGCGGAGCTGCTCGACGAGCGGCGTGCCGCGTTCGTGTCGTGGGCCGCGTACCTGACGAGGTTGAAGACGGACGGCTACACCGCGAAGGTGCTGCCGATCAGAGGAAGAGGAGGACGAGCGTGA